TTTTCGAGGTGGCGCACGAGTTGCTTGGCAGTCGTTGAGGTTGTGTCGCGAATGTCGTCAAGCCGACTATTGACGGTGGTGAGCGCCAGTACGACCTCGCCGTGGTCCGCCGTGTTGGACGTCTTCATCTTTTTCATCGCAATAGCTGCGGCTGCGGCGATGACGCCAGTGATGATTGAGGCAGCAGCGCCAATGACGGCCACCGTGTAGTCCGGTTCGGCCGCTGCTGCGGCGATTGCGTTCACACTTTCTTCAAGTCGTTAGCTGAGATCCCGGCTTTGGACAGGACGGACTTGAGGCCCAGTTCGTGTGGCTTGGCCTCTCGGATCATCGGGACGCCCTCTTTGACCAGATGGGCGTAGGTGTCTGGGGTGAGGTGTAAGACCATCGACCCTGTTATCAGGAACACGCTCGTGTATCCCGCTGGTGCCCACATGTATGGGTTCATGTCGTCCTCTTCTGCCGGTTTAAGGGTCTGTGTTGGTACTGGCGCTTGCCATGTTAATAGAAACTCGGGCCAGCGGGCGTCAACTGATGGTCCAGCGCACGCCGTGCGCGCTCCAGGCATGAGCTTGTGGGGTCGCTGGTCAACGTCGGGCCGTAGCGACCCGTCGAAGATCAGGACGTCACGCAGCCAGCGCCACTTGTCGATCATCCGGTCGGTGAGTGTTTCGCCCACGCCAAGGAGGAACAGTACGCCGAACGCAATCGAGTTTTCGCCGCCCGAATGTGCCGCTTGGAACTTTCCGGCGTACTCGATGATCTGATCGTCGTCGTTCTGGCCGATCACATAGTTGTACTCGAACGGCTTTGAGCTACTGAACACCCGTTGGATCTGGCGCGTGATCTCGGCAGTGTCTTTGCCGGTGTATTCGATGTTGTTGCCGGTGTAGTGGGCGGTCATCATCGGTTCGTTATGGAGGCGTGGTCGAAGATTGCCGGACGATGAGCGGACAACCTCGGGCAGCCCCGCCTCCATGCGCCCGACGATCCGATAGCCAGACGCAGGCGGCTGGAAGGATGCTTTGTCTGCCCATCTGGTTCCGGGTGAGCCCTGCGGTACCAGCAGCACTACGTCTCCGTAGGTACTGGCGTGGTCGTCTTTGGGGTGTTGGCCGTGGCGAGGGTGTTGCCACCGATACCGAAAACGGCCGCTGCGAGGAGGACCCACGAAGCTGATTGCTCAGCGTCGAGGAATCCGTACACGACCGCGACCGCCGCAGCGGACATGCAAACCCGGTACGCCCATGATCGTGCCTTTAGAGGGACTCGGGTGAGAGGGCTTAGAAGATTCATGATTTCCTTACTGGTTGTCAATCTTGGCGAGTGCCCGCTGAATGCGCTGCTCTCGTAGTCCATCATAGTACTCAGCCTTCTTGGTGGACTCCCTCTGGGCGTCCGACAGTTGCCTGATGTTGACACCGAAGAGACGTGCGATGGATTCCATCTGCCTATCTGACGAGTCCTTGCTTTTGTCGCCGGTGACGGTTCCTGGGGCGAGACGCACACCCCTGTCATACAGAGGGATCATCGACCTGAGGGCGTCGATGAACGACTCGTTGACGACCGTCTTGCCACCCGGCGTTGTTTCTGTCTGCTGGAGGAACCTGGCAAGTAACTCGATCGGCTTCTCCAATGTCCCGAGCTCACGCACGTCCGTATCGTCGTATTTTTTCCCGGTGAAGAAGTTCGTTTTCGTCTGGAACTCGACAGGGGCGGTGAACATTGGGTTGGCGCTGGAAAGAATCTTGGTGAAGTCCCCTTGCGTCATAGCTTCTATGTTCGACACGTCGTCGCCGAGGCGGGTGTGCGCCAGGTCGGGCTGGAGGTACAGCGGAAGACCTCCGAGCTCGACGTCCATGAAACGGAACGCTCCGACGTCCTGGAAGTAGGCGGGTTCCCCCTCTTCGGGTTCCCCGCTGAAGTTTCGGATGAAGCTGTTGTACTTGGCGTACGCACGTGGCTTCGTGTACATCTGCGTAAGTTGAAGCGGAAGGTTCCTAGACATGAACGTCCAGAACGGGATGACCCGCTTCATGGCCGTGTCGAAATCGGAAGCCTGGCTGTAGTCGAAGTGGAGGCGGGTGACTCTCGCCAGCGCCTCGCTTGCGTCGCCGCCAGATCGGAGGGTGTGCATGGCTACGGGGAGGCGAACTGACCCCTCGACACGACCACCAACGCGCTGGCTCCACTCGGTTGCCTTGTTGTCGAACATCCACTCGGTACTCCGGCTGAAAGCTGAACTCCTGGTACCGATGCCTCGCTCCGAGTACTGTCCGCCGACCCCGGAACCGAATGCGGCCTCGAACGCCTGCTGCGTGGACTCGTCCTGCTTGGCCATCCATGCGACCGGGTCCTTCGACTTCCTGAACTCGCGCATCAGCATCGCCGACTCGATCTGGGTGGACATCGGGACGCCTTCGCTGGCGTTAACGAACGTCGCCGACATGGCGTTGCGGACATGGAAGCCGGGGGTCATCGTGGCGTACGTCTTAAACAGGGCAGTCAAGCTGTCGACGACCTCGAAGAACTTGTTGTGGCTCGCAATCTTGACGACCTGGTTGTACGAGTTGAGGATCGCTTTAGGTAGGTAGTACTGGTTGCCGCCGATACCGGGCCATGCGATGGCGAGCTGCTCGTTGAGCTGGGCCTGGACGACGCGCCCGAAGTCCTTCTGCTTCACCATTTCCCTGAACATCCTCATCGTAATGTCGGATTGTTTGGCGTTCTTCATCATCCTCACTGCCTGGTTGGCGTACTCTTTGGAGAGTTCCAGCGACTCGACGGAGGTGGTGCCGAGGCGGTGTGCGTCTTCGGCGGCGGCGAGCACGTCGTCGAGGTAGGTCTTAAGTTCGGTCTCGTACGGGTCGAGGTCCGACAGTGCAGCACGCGGCGTGTTTGGTGCCTTTGCTGTTGAGCGCCCCACGATAGACCTCAGCTCTTCGAGCGAAGCAGCGGCCTCTTTCTTGCGAGCTTGCGCTCCTGCGTTGCTGGTGACGGCGTCTTGGACTCGGACAAGGCTCGATCCTTGTACTGCGTTGTTGGCGTCGATCTTCTTGGCGTAGTACTCAATGGCCCTGTTCGCTCCCTCAATGGCTTGCTCCGCCGCCTGCAAGCGTGGGGCTGCGGCCCTTCCTTTCATCGCGGCCACCTCACCCATCTCCTTGCGGGCCAAGTTCTCCAGGTTCTGAATCTCTTTGACTGCCCCCTGATCGACGCGATCCCTGATGAACTGCCTCAGTTCGCTCATCTCCGTCTCTGTGAACGACAGGTCGCCTTTTTCCCGAGCGGTCGGCTTCACTCCGGCCGATGAGGCCCTCATGTTTGGTGCGTCCCCCTGAGATACTGGGGCGTTCTTGCGGGTGCGCTTGGCACTCTCCAGCTTGGCGTTGGCTGCCTTCACGGCGGGGTCGTCTTTGACTTTGGCGGTCAAGACATCAACCTTGCGTTTGGCGCTGTCGAGGTTGGCCTGCGTGAAGCGGCTCTTGTTCTTGGTGGCGTTACGCATCCCCTTCTGAGTGTCGCCGCTGGCATTGAGGCTGCCGTCCCTGGATGCGGCTTGGGCTTTTCTGCGCCCAGCGTTGGCCTTGGTCAGTCTTCCTCTGGCGCTGCCCAGAGAAGCTCTTTCCTTACGGGCCTGCTCGGATAGGTCATCGACAAGGGCTTGGGCTTTAGCGACCTTCGCCTTGGTGGCCTTCTGGGCTTTGGCGGTAGCCAGCTTGGCGTCGGCATTCTTGCGTGCCAGACGTGCGGGCACTGAAGACACCTTCTCTGTCAGGTCGTCAACGAGCTTCTGGGCTGTCTTGACCTCATTGTCGGCCACCTTCAAGGAGTCTTCGATGTCGGCGTCCATCCAGCGGCCTGTCTCCCCTTGCTGGATTTTATTGTCAACGGTGACTTCATCCAGCCTTGCTTGGGCTTTGGTCAGCCCCAGTCTTTCGGCTGCGTCGTCGTACGCCTTCTTGGCTGCTACCTCTGCTGCCTCCAGCGGGGGATTGACTCTCGCCTTGAGGGCGTTCGCCTGTTGTAGTGCGGCGCGGGCCTTATCAACCTTGCGAGCGGCTTCGTCGTACACGGAACTGACGGATTCGAGCGCCTCGGAGCGGGCTTTCACCAGGCGGTCCCGGACCAGCTTGATACCAGTGGACTGCGACTTCGTTGTCTGCGCTCCGAGGGTGTCTTCAAGTCTGCGGATGGCAGCCTCGGCGTCGTCAACCACTTTTTGAAGTCCATCGACGTGCTTCTGTGCGTTCCGTGCGTCGAGGTTGCTGGACCGGATCTCGCCCTTGATGCGGCGGATGGCTTGGGTGGCGGCGTTGGCCCTCTGGGTCTCGACCTTGAGCATCTTCTCGACGACCACGGCTGCCGCTTTTGCCTCGGGTGCAGTCTGCTTACCTGCCCGCTGGGCGGCTACCCTGCTCGCCTGGAGTCCAGACGACTTATCTGCTTCGGCGCGTCCTTGACGGAGTAGGAGATCATCTTTGCGCTCGTCGTTGAACTGCTTGGTGCGGTCCTGCTTGCTGGTAGCGAACTCCTCCAGTTTCAGGTCGCCCATCTCCGCACCGTCTCTGAGCCTATCGCTGCCGACCTTGGTGGTCTTGACGCTGCCATCCTTCCTGGTGTCGAAGGTCTCTGCGACTGCCCCCTTGGAGGTCAGGAACTCTTCCTGCCCCTCTTCGAGCGGGATGCCTGCTTCACGGCGGAGAACGTCGATGTCCCCGTCAGCCATTTGGCGTGAGCCGTCAGCGATCGTCGCCTCGGGGATCGTTTCAAGTCTGTCACCGAGGCCGAGTGCCCTTCTGCCGCCATCGCCCAGCTCGCCGCTGCTGAGCAGTCCTGGGTTGAGGGCGATGTCTCTGCCGCCAGCCCAGATGCCGACGTCGCTGGATAGCTTGTCCAAGTACTTTTCCATGATTACTGCGGGGTTCGTCTCGAAGTAATCGAAGTCGAGTCCCGCCTCACGGAACTTGGAGTTGACCTCGCCGATCGTCGGGGGCTTGTCCCCGAACTTGACGAGCTTGCCGTTGACGATGATCTCCTGTCCTGCCTGGAACTGGCGTGGCATGAGGACGCCTGAGTCGCTATTGATGCTGATCGTGTAGACCCCTCGGCCAACCTCTGTCCCACCGTCTGCGGTCATACCTCCGGCTTCTCGGGCGGCAGCCTGCCCAGCCCCGCCTTCCCTGTGCCACTTGGAACCTTCTCGGGTGACGATCTGGGGGACGTAGTTCTTTCGTATGTTGACGACGACACCTTTCTCTGTCGCCTTCTCCGCCAGGACGCCGTAGGCGGCGACGACCTCGTCTTTGAGTCGGCTGAAATCTCCGGGAGGGAGCGGGGTGCCGTTCTGGATCGACTCGTTCAGGGCGAGCCGGTTGACGTCGCTGAGGTTTTTCAGCTTGCGGCGCAGTTGCCTGGTGCCCCTGTCGTGGACTTCGCGGAAAGCCTTCTGGGTGGAACGCTTCACTGGGTCGGCGGCTGCTACTGCTGCTGCTTCCCTGAACGTCATGGCCCCCTCGTCCCGGAACAGCTTGCCGTAAGCCTCGCCCAGGTCTGAGTTGTCTCGGATCTTTGAAACCTTCCTGCCCACCCCGGTCTGACGGGCGCGGTCGGCTACCTCGCCGACCCCTCTACTCATGACCTCTGGTATCTTGCTAAGGCCGGGGACCCTCTGTCCATAGCCTCGGGCTCCACGGAATGGGGACGAGGTGATCCTGACCGCAGGCGTCTGGCCCCCAATGGATTCGAGTGCGGTCGTGGCCCCCTTGCCTGCTCCGCCGCCCTTACGGACGAATCTGGCGACGTCGGCTTCGCTGGCTCCGGCGGCAAGCATCTTTGATGCGGCCCCCGCACGGTTAGCTTTGCCCAGGCTGGTGCCACCCTTCATGGCGGCACCGCCGATACCGGTAGTCCATGTCAAAGGGTCGAACGCTACGTCGCCGATGAACCCGAGTGTGTTGGCCCACACGTTCGACTTGCCGCCTGGGAGGCTGTCGTCCCATGTGTCGCCCATGAGCTCGCCGAACCCGTACCTCGGGTCCTTAAGCTTGTCCATGTTGGAGCGGGTGTCTTTGAGGCTGCCGTCCGGGTTAAGTTGCGACGAGAACTGTTCACCACTGATGCCTTCAGCGAACTCTTCGAGCCCGAGGATGGCGGCGCGGCGACCGTAGTCGAGGTACTCCAACGGCTTGAGCAGGGCCTGGGACACGGGGTTGCCGATGACAGCACCAAGCCCCTGCTTCCACCACGGCTTGTCTTCCTCTTTCTTTTCCTCGGCCTTAGACCCAGGGCGGAACCCTTCCGACTCCTGCCTGGCGATCATCGCCTGGATCTCTGGGCTGCGCCCAGTCCTGCGAGTCGGGGCGGGTGCCTGCTGCCGAGGCGCGAGCGGATTGTTTCCGTTCGGGGCGTAGATAGAAACACCGCTTTGGCGGGGGCGGTTCAAATCTCCAAGAATGCTCATGTCACAACCCTAGTTGACGAATGATCGCCATTGAGCGTGCCTCCTGGGCGTCCGAGTATGGCGTTCGGCCAGACCGATTCAGTTGCGAAAGCTGACCTCTCATCGAGTGTCTCGACGCATCTTCGTTCGCGCCGCCCTGGATGGCTCGGATCATCGCAGCAGTGGTCTCGTCGTTGCGTACCCTCTCCTTTCCTTTGACAGCACCAGCGCGAGGAGTAGACCGGCGCGCCTCTGCCGCTTGGCGCTCCTGCGTGGTCAGGCGGTTCGGTGTCCCCGCCTGGATGAACCGCTCCTTTTCCTGCTGGTGCTGGTACTGAGAATTGCGGCCTCGGGTGTCTGGGGGTGGACCATCGGGTCCAGCCATCCTTATCGCATTCGCTGCAAGCCCGTGAGCGCCCGTCATCTTCATGGCCTGTTCCGCCAAGCTGACGCCTTGCTTCCCGATGGTCGCAGGGTTCTGCGTTTCACCGCTGTAAGCGCCCATCTGCTGGGACATATTCCCGAAGAACGGCTGCGACTCCACCCGCTCCGACTGCAAGCGGTTTTGGTTTGGTTCAGGCTGGGGCACCGGCTGCGCCCCAGGCCCCTGCTGCGCCATAGCCATGCCGCGCATCTGTGTTGCCCTTTTTTCGGGGTCCGTATACACGCCGAACTGGTCTCGGCCACCCTTGAGCTCCTCGATGATCCTCTGGTACGCGCCGGACATGGCTTCGCTGTCGGCCATCTGTTGACCGCCGCCACCAGTCCCCCGGTACCAGTCCATGCTGTATTCCTGGTTGGGGTACGGCAGGCCGAGACGGTCGAACTCCTTCATTTGTGGGGTCTTGTCTGATCCGGTACGCATCTCCTGGACGTTGGTGACGGGGTTGGTCCGAACGTTCGCCGGGTCGCTCACGTCCGGCTCGGTGGCCAGGTCAGAGAAATACTTGTCCCCCCACCGGACCATCTCGCGATACATGGCGTCAACGGTGGGTGCCGCTCCGAACTCCCCTTCGATGCGTGGCCCCCTGGCCCGACCACCCTTGATCTCTCCTTCGGCGAGCTCGGCTGCCTGCTGCGGTGTGTCACCAAGCAGCAGAGCTTTGGCCACCACACTCTCCCAGCTACCGGTCGACGCCTCAAACCTGCGGAGGTTGTCCCGCATTGGAGTCTTCATGGTCTCCCATGTGTCCTCGGACTCAAACGCCCCTGGGGCGAAGCCTGCTCCGCCCGCGAAGCCCGACATCATAGGATCAGCCATCTGACCACCGTACTTGCTCATCACCGTCAACTGGTCGTTGAGGTTGATGGTCCCGTCCTTGTTGGTCTCGGGGAATACCCCGACAGGCATGTACGGGTTCATCATCGGGCCAGGCTGCGTTGAGCCGTCGCCGTACTGGGTAAACCCGGAAGCCCCAGGGTCCATTGAGCCCCCCTGGGACGTGACGTACTCAATGAGTGCTCGGATCTGTTCTGGTGTCAGCTCGGCCATTGGGTGCTCCTTAGATGGTGGGGTACGCTCCGCCGCCCGTCAGGTCGGTGAGCGTCTGGGAGCCGGACCCGTCGATACCGGCAAGGATCAGGTCGATGATCGTCTTCTGGTTTGAAGCACTGTTTTCGTTTGCCATGCCAGTGTTCGCCTGGCCTGCCTGGTTCTGCCCAGCATTGTTGGCCTGGGCGTTCGACATCTCTGTCTGGTAGTTCATGAGGGCGATATCTTCGCCGTACTGCCATTTCTCCTGGTCGTACCTGGCTTTGGCTTTCTGCTGCCTCATGTCGAGGTCAAGACTCATCATGCGCTGCTCGGCGGAGAGACGCTGGTCAAGCTGCATACGATCTCCGGCGATACCGCGCTGGAGGCCCTGCGTGTAGGAGTCTTCACTGGCCCCGAGCAGGTCGTACATGGAGTCCATGCCCTGGTCCTGCCTGAATCCGAACTGAGACTCCTGGTTCGCGGCGTCTTGGCCTGCCCCACCCCATGCGTTCATTGAGTTCTGGAGTGCCTGGGATGCGCCTGGGGTACGTTGCTGCATCCCCTGCCTGTATGGGTTCTGGTACGAGGCGAGCGACTGGTCGGCAAGGTCGAACGCTGTCGTCCCCTGGAGGCGTGCGTCAGAGAACCCTGTGTCCATGCCTTGTCGGGCAGTGTCGTACCCTGAACCGTCCCAGTCACGAAAACCTGTACCCGCGTATTCCGGGGTGTTGATGTCGATGTACTCGTACTTTTCGGGAGTGTACCCACCGATCATTTTCATAATGGAATCGAACGTTCCCTGGTCGATCCCTGCCGGTGCATACCCACGACCGCCACCGCCACCGCCAGGGTTCTGGGGCGGGAAGGGGTTCTGGGTCGGGAAGGGGTTGGTGTACCCGTACGCCTTCTGCTGGTCGCCGAGAGCCTGGAGGGACGCGCCGTACCTGCTGTCAGGTCGAGTACCCTGAGACTGGAGGTAGTTGTACTCAGCGACCATCGGAGAGTTCGTGGAGTTCGGGGCGATGATACTGCCGTTGTCGTTGCGTGGCGGCGGAGTGTACACCGGATCTTTCTGCCCCGGAAGGGCACCGACGTAGGTGGTATTTCCACTGGTTACGTTGCGAGTGCCAGGTGGGACGTACCCCTGCTTGAGGGGGTTCATGTTGGTCGAGTTTCCGCCTGGCCCATATCTTCCACCTGGTCCGTTATTATTTCTTACCATTACAAGCCTCCGAATTGTTGGCGCAGATAATCGAGCTGCGCAGCGTCGTTTGCGATAGATGTCTGCTTGTCGAGCTCGATGGCATCCAACTCTCGCTGGACCCCGGAATCGAGGTTGGTCTGGTTCAGATCGTACTGTTGAAGGTTCCGGGTTAGATCCTGGGTCGCTCTACCCTGACCACGGGCATAGTCTCCGACGTATCGGTTCATGGAGTCATTCATGATTCCACTACTAACGCCTGGGGCAGAGATGCCGCGCTGACCGAACTGAGACGTTTGATCCGTAAAGTTCTGCTTGTAGTTGCGCTGGTTGTCACCGAGCGACCGCTCTCCACGCTGCTGGCTAATGAAACGGCTGTAGGCGTTGGTCGTGGAGTCCTGGCTGTATTTCCTCTGGACCCCGGCTTTCTGCCGCTCGTAGCCACCGTAGTTGGGTGGAGAGTAAGCCATCTTAGACCACCCGGATAATCTTATTTATGACAAGATACGGGGCGTAGTTCATGTTCGTCGGTGACACTCCGGCGTTAGCGATCGTCAGTGTGTGGTCGTGTGAATCGGTCAACGTGGATTCTGGCAATAACATAATGTCGGATATCGGGATCTGTGTTCCAGAAGCAGGTGTGATATGTACACCGGTGATTTTCCGAACGTACTGACGGTGACTGTGTGTATTCGTAGACGTCGAACCGGCATGGGTGTGGGTTCCGACCACTGCGTTTGCGCTACCACCAACAGTACCGGCGGCAGTAAAACCAGTTCCAGATCCTATACCTACCGTCGTCCTCTGTCTCAGGTCGGGGATACGAAACTGTGTGCCCCCTTCCCCGCCCGTATTGTATGTGGTACCAATGATGCTAAAGAGCGTGGGATACTCGGCCTGCCCGATTATGGCCCCATTGCAGGACAGCCAGCCGGGTGGAGCTGTCGACCCACCGTAATCAATCATGGACCCGATTGGGATAAGCGAGGGGGAACTCCCATCGACATACGCCTTGGTGGCTGCGTCATTGGCTCCAACGGGTGCTCCTGACAGCGAGAGTGGACCGGTCATTGCGACGGAGCCGTCGACGTTTAGAAGGTTGAGGCCAACGAACGACTCAATGGTATTGAAGTTCCACTCGACGTCTGCGGCGTCAGCCGGTGTGTTATTGACAATGTCCCGCAGTTGCTGCATGGTTGCCATGTGGTATTCCGATCTATGTGGTGAAGCGTCTCATGATGTATTTTAGGAACATACCGTTGATACCCCACGCCCTGCGGGGTGTGAGTTCTGAGGTGGTGAACTCCAACTGGATGGCCCTGGCGACGCCAAGCCCACCGAGGTTGGGGTTCGCACCAGAGATGCGTTCAATTGCGGCACCCTTGGCACCAGATTCTCCCCATAGTACCCCATCGCCCCAGTCGAAGCCGCCAGGCGTTGGACCGCCCGCTCCGCCACTGCTCCAGAAGACTGTGCCGACTGTGTCAACACTGATGACGTGCTGCCTTCTAGGAGAAGAGGTGTCGTAATCCCAGTAGGTGCCAACATCAATAGAGACGTTATTGTCCTGCTTTGTGAGAACCATGCGTGGGCGACGCCACGACTTGCGACGCTCGGCAGCGTCAGCGTTAAGCCAGCGCGTACGGTACAGGGTCTCGAATCCTAAGCCGGGAACTGATATTCCTGTGGTGAGGTACGTGTCGGTCGCGGGGTCTCCAGTGTCGGACACTACGAGTCGGTTGCCATCTACGTCTGTGAGGAAGAAGTCGTAGTCCGGGGTCTTAAGGATGGTGTCATATGCCCCGGTCTCAATATAGTCAAGCCTGACAATGGTGGATGTCCCCGACGTTCCGTCGATCACCGCAAGGGGATGTGCCGCCTCTACGTCTGATCCATCAATGAAGCACACCAAGTTACCAGTGTGTGGCTTGTGCCTTACCCAAGCGCCCTGTCCAATGCTGGGGTCGAACACGAAGACTGACTGCACCCCTGTCGCCCCGTCAACCGCGTATGGGAGAGAACACCAGAGGCGACGCCCTACCCATCCGATCCAGACATCAGAGAACGATGTGATCTTCTCCAGGATTGGTTCGATTTGTTCCGAGATGGGGATAGGTGCTTCGCCCTGGTAGGCGTAGATCCCTCCGCGCTGACTGGCTGAGTAGAAGTAGACGGCCGTCTCGGATCGTGTCGCTGCCGATGGGGTGGGCATTCCGATGGATGTCGAGACCTCAATGAGCTGGAAGCTTTTTGACGAGTATCCGTACAACGCCCAGATCGAGTCAGTTTTGAAAATCAGGAGGTGGTCTCGGAATGATATGAGACCAGTGATTGATCCGCCACCCGCCTCAATGTCGATATAGTCGTTGGTCGCCCAGTCCTCTTGCTTGGATGGGTGGGACCAGCGGAGTCGCGAGCGTTGGACTCCTGCGCCTGTCCCGTTGATGTCTAAAACCTCGTTGATTGAGGCGGCAAACATGAGTCCGCTGTGAGTTTCGAGATGCTCGGCCTGCGGTACGGTTCCGCTTACTGGGGTTGTGTAGTCGTCGTTGTATGTCCGGGCCATCCCGGTGCTTACGCCGGAGATTCGTTTGAACGTCTGATTGGTGAGACCGCAGGCGATGTAGATGGCGTCACCCCATCCAGAGAAATCTGCGAGATGACTGGAGCCGCCTACCGTGATTGCAAGATCGGTCGAGGCACCGGACTGGTCTGCTTCGTAGACCGTAGATCCGTTGGCGATGTAGACCTTGAAGTCACCGTTCTGATCTACGGCGATAGATGCGATACGTGGGTCCCATGTCGCTGGGTCTACAACGATGTCTTCGCCAGAGTACCGTGACATGCCTTTTCGGGTGTAGATGCCGCCTCGTGGGTCAACTTCGATGTTGAGCATCGCTGGTGATTCGTTGTCGGCGAGACTGAACTCGGTGCGTCGAGTATTAAGTCCTCCTGTGAAATCTACGAGGTCGAGCGGCCGCAGCTCTGCCATGTCAGACCCGGCTGATCTCTTCGGCGATCAAGGCGAGAGTCTGCGAGTCCACCGATTCGGTAACAGACTGGGCTGCCATCTGTGCGCCGACCGC